TCCTCACGCAACGTATCAAGTGTAAAAAACTTCATCATTTTCCCACCGCTTCATTTCGGTTGCACTATAAACCCTGACAGGTGGCGAAAAATCAACATAATCCTTATCATACTTATGCATACTTAACAATGTTTTACGTGTAGGAAAACCATTAAATAATTGTTCTTTCGATATACCAACTTTACGCAACAAACGAGTAATATCTTTCTTTCCACACAATTCAAACTTAAAGAATTCCTCACGCAACGTATCAAGTGTAAAAAACTTCCCTAAATGCGTACAATATAAAAACAAGTTTTCACACATCTCATGCACAATAGGATTAACACCCATATTATCATACGCCAAACCAATACAAGAAATACAATAATCAATCAAGGTTTCACGAGGAGAATTACCATAAGCAAACTTAACCAAAGTATCATCAAACAATTTATAAGGTACAACTTGGGTCGTACCAACAGGATAAGATTCATCACTTAGTATAAAACGTCGTTTCAAAAACACAACACCATTAACGCTTACACCACCATGTCCGTCAGGAATAGATAGAAAAGGCACATCATTACGGATCTTCGTTATTTCCATACCAAAAAATTCTTTAACAAATGAAGCGTAACCATTCTCATTAACTATATCATGGATTTCAACACCAGTAGCTATAACATGATCATCACCATAATCAGGAAACTCAACACGCCCAGCATCAAATGACTTTTCCAACTGACTAGCGCGATATGGATATCGTGCTATTATCATTTCATAATAAGCAAAAAATAATAAACCAACTATCCAAGAATTACCATGACTAGTTTGAAACGCACCAGAAGGCATCACACCAATAATTAGTTTCCATATTCGAGCAAAAATATGAACCATCTTTACACTTAACTGTCCTGTGGTTTTTTGCAATAAAAAAATAAACAATTTAAAATCTGGACTATCTTCTTCATCATAGTATACTAAAGACTGAGACTGGTATAACTCTAATAATACACGATGAATTGTCGTGTCGAGAGCAGTAAAATCACCATCACCATATCTCATAGTAGAATCTCTATACTTCATTTGATCAGCAAAAAATTGAGCACCGCCATGCAGCCAGCGCATGCCAACCTTAATCATTCGACCTCGTTCAAACAATTGTCTATCTTTCAACACCAAAAAGGCAAAAATATATTGCACGAAATGCGGTATAAAAAATTCACGACACTTATCATAAAAAGCATCTCGTTTATCAACATTAATTGACGAAGAATTAAAAACTTCTACCTTACAACATATTGTACATGCTTTTTCAATAAATTTTATATCTTGTGTACGATAAAACTCTTCAATATACTCAGTAACACGAGTTTTACACGCTTTCTCTTGATCACCTTTAGTACCATTTGGAGTAATAACAACATTAAAAGCACCCTGCTTTACGGTTCTTGGTTTACCCGCTCTAATGCCTGCAGATGATCCTTTAGGAACAGACATATTCATCACATCTCTCTCATGATATCTCCATTTCAACGTTCCAAAATGCTTTGTCATACCCATATATCGATACATACGATTCAAACCCTTAAAAAGACACCTAGATAACAATGGTGTAGGGTTTTCTAACATTATCGTCGGTTTATTAAACTTACTAATCAGCTTAACAATCTTGTTAGGGTACAAATTTTCACATGACTGCACTGTATACTTCCCTAACGCATCACCAGCATATATTCGATTAAAAGTTGATATAGATCGACAACACAAAACAAGCAAAGTGTCGACATTCTTACTAACCCACGGTAAACCATCCATTTCGCCATCAGCAGTATGCTTAAAAATATACTTTTCGAACCAACCTACATCAAAATCAGCAACAAGGATTTTATTCAAATAACTATAATCCCATGCTCGAAAAAATTCTTTTATACCGTCAACAGACCTAGGAAGAGAACCTTCACCATGATATCGAGAAAACATAAATAAAGGCGGAACACTAATCCAATTCTGGTTTTGCATCAAATCCAATTTCATTGCAGCAATTATTCGCTTATGATCACGCGACATATCAAGAATCACACCACAATCTAAAACTCTACGAGACTCAAAATATGCTAAAGCTTCAATTGCCATATCAGTACGAGACCTACACTGTCCATTCTCAAAACGATGCTGGTCATAAAATAATCCAAGAGCAGGAGCAACGGTACGCTCTACATCGCCAATGACTTCAAAACGCAATCTAGACATAACTGATGGACGATAAGTCAACCACTTACTCAATGCAAATTGACTAGACAATGATCGACCTACTTTGGCGGCTAT